CAACGGCAATTGTCCGATTGTCGGCATGCGATCGTCCCCAGAAGAGTTAGAAAAAACAGGAAGAAAGCGCTTCTTTTTTGAAAAAAAAAGAAGCAAAAAACTTTCGCTCCTGGGGGCGGCGACGCGCTCGGTGCCACAGCCGGCAGTAAATGAAAGTTTTTTGCTTCTTTTTTTCAAAAAAGAAGCGCTTGCTTCTTCTTACGTTTAGATCGTCGTGATCGGCGTTCCGGTCGGGTCCGTCAGCGCCTGCCCGGCCGGCGTCGTCAGCGCCGAAACCGGCGCGGGCACCGAAGCCAGCGATACCACAGGGAGCGAGATGCTGCGCGCGAGGGTACGGCCGCCGGTGGTGGTGATCGTCACAGTCACCGTATAGGTCGTTTGCGGCTGCCCCGCGGTCAGCCACAGCACAGCCCAGGCGCCATCGGCGGTCGATGAGGCAAGCGTAAGATCCCCGGGGTTGTCGGGGCTGATCAGCACGTCGAGCGTTGCAATCGTATCACCGGGATTGGCAGTGAGCGCCGGCGAGATGTCGAAGACATAGTCCAGCGTATCGCTGGGGTCCTTGGCCGGCCAGGCCAGCGGGGTCGCGGGCGGGATTTGCGGACCGCGCGGTGTGGGCACAAAACCATCGATCTGCACGTAGCGCGCATTCGACGGCCGCCAGATATGGCTTGCGGGTGTGCTCATGGCTACGGCCTCTCAGTATTCCACGAAGACGATGCCGACCGACCCGGCGCCGCCGCCATAGCCTTGTGGATTGCCGCCGGTGCTGCAGCCGCCGCCGCCGCCGCCGCCGCCATAGCCGTTCGCCGTATATCCGTTCTGCGGGCCGCTGCTCCCCTTGCCGGCGCCCGGCCCACCACCGTCCCCGCCCCGGCAGGCGACGGCGATCGAGTCGGTGCCCATCGACCCGCCGAAATTATAATTGCCGCCGAAGCCGATGCCGCCCGCCCCGCCCGGCATCGAGAACGCCGCCGAGGTGCCGCCGCCGCCGCCGGACCCGCCGCTGGCGGACAGATAGTCGCCGAAGCTCGACGTGCCGCCATCGTTTCCGAACGCCGGCGTCGGCGTCCCGGCGCCGCTGGCCCCAACCGTCACCGCGATCTCCTGCCCCGGGGTGAGGTTCGTGACGATGCCGATCGCCATGCCGCCGGCGCCACCACCCCCGCCCGGCAAGCTGCTGTGATAGCCGCCGGCGCCGCCGCCACCGATGACGGTAACGCGCACCGCGCTCACCCCATTCGGCACAATGAATGAGCCGTTATTGTTGAAGACCTGGACCGAAGAGAAGCCCGGCCGCAGCAGCGGCAACTTGTAGCTGACGAAAGGCGCGCCGGGCGCGATGTTGATCGCTCCGTTATGCACCGCGCTCTGGCCGTAATTGACCGTGATGACGTAGAGCCCGACCCAGCCCGTATCGACCGCAGGGGTCGCTTGGGCGCCGGACGAAGCGGCCGCACCCGGCTTGAGCTGCAGTTGCACGCGTTGAATGCGCTGCGTGGTCTGCGCGGTGCCGGAATTGCTCGGCCCGGAATATGGCTGCGAAGGGTTGGCGGCGTTGACATAAGGCAGCACCACCGCATCCGTATCGGTTTCGGAAAACGCCGCTTCAATCAGGTAGTTGATCGATTGGCCGGAGGTCCCCGGCGGCGTCAGCGTGAAACTGGAGGCTTCCAGGTTGATCCCGGTCTTTACGATCTGGTCGGTCGTGTCGGCGCCGAGCGAACCGTAGGGGTTCGCATCGAGCGCGGTGAACTGCGTAATGCTGCCGGGCCCCACATTCACGGTCAGCGAGGCCGGCGCGGTCGCGGTGCAGGCCAGGCCGTCGACCACTACGTTGCTGCCGAGCACCGAGGCCGTCAGCGCGCTGATCGCGGTCATCGCGTTGCGGTTCAGGTTGAGGATGTCGGTATCCAGCGGAATGCTGCCGGGATAGACGATGTTGCGATCCATGCGTGATCCTCAGTTAGAAAGATTCATCCAAGCGATGCTGGCGGTCGGCAGCACGCCGGCAGCCGCGGCGTAGATGTCCGCGTCACTCACCATGCCCGGAATGGCCGCCAGATCGGCATAGACCATCGGCGCCGCGCCATAGCCGCCGGGGCCATCATTATAACCGCCGGCATTACTGACAGGCGTCGCGTTCGGGCGATAGCCAGTAACGAAAAACTGGTACGGCAGCAGCTTGCACCCGTACCCGCCCGCAACGCCGTAGCCGAGCGTTCCCGCGCCATAGCCGCCCGTATCCGCCGCATTGAGCGGCTCGAAAATCTGCGGTGCGCGGCCTGTCAGATTTGTCAGCGCGGTGACCAGCGCGGCGCGCGTCGCCCGCGGCGCGATGAGATTGGCGCGGATCCGCAAGCTGAAGGCGGCGTCGCTCTCGCCAGGGCCGCGCGGCAGGGCTGTGCCAAAATAGTCGGCCGACGCAATATCGAGAAAAATTCCCGAGGCGCTCGCAATGCGCGTTTGCGACCGCGCGTAGGTCAACAGACCGTACAAACCGCTCCATGCCGCCGCCAGGCCGCTGAGCAGCGCGTCCAGGATCGGCGTGGCATCGCCAAACCAACGCGCTGGCAGGACCGATTTCAGGCGGCCCAGCATATCGTTGTTGTCGCCGATCATGCTTGAGCGCGGTTAAAAAAAGCACTTCTTTTTTGAAAAAAAGAAGCAAAAAACTTTCGGACTATATCCATGTTGGTTTAACCGCCCAAGCCCAATTTAGCAGATGTCCGTTCGTTAGTGCGTTAGCCCGGTCGATGCCAACGCCCGCATTAAACAAAAGTTTTTTGCTTCTTTTTTTCAAAAAAGAAGCGCTTTCTTGCTTTGCTCAGTCGTTCAGGAAACTGTTACTATCCCGGTTCTAATGACGCCAAACAGCGGCGGTACCAAATCTGCGGTGCCGCCGTTCAATAGAACCGCGCTGACATTCGTAATCGAACCTGAGGCGGAGTATGCCAGTTGCGCGAGGCGAGTATAATTAAGCGTCGCGCCGACGCTCAGGCTCGCGATATAGGTTTCGATCGCCCTCGCGACCGCGGCAACCATCAGTTGATGCGAGACGCCTTCAAGATTTGCGATTGTCATCGAAACATCGGCGGGCGAGACGACCGGCCCCTGCACCGCAAAGCTACTGCCGACCGGGCGTACCGCGTCCACCGCACCCTGCACTGTGGACAATAGCGAGGCTGGCGGCGCGCCGGACCCGTCATCGACGGTGACGACGAAATGACCCATCTGGGTGGCGCCGGTCTGGTCGATGTTCTCGCTGATGACGTAGGTCAGGCCTTGCTGGATCGAGGTGATCGCGGCGCCGATCGCGACATCCGTCGCCTTCGAGAGGCTGGCGAGGTAGCTGCCGAACCGCGTGCGGAACGCCGCGTCGCTCTCCGCGTCCTGGCCGCCTGCGAGCGCCAGCGAATTGGTCACGGTATCGACCCCCGCCACCGCCGAGGACAGGACGGATATCGCGCCAGGCTGGACGTTGCCGGCACTTCCCGCGACACTCGCGGCGACCGGCACGGTGACGCCGCCGACGCCGGCGGCCAAAACATAGCCGCCGCAAGCGGCGCTATAGGCAGGGTTTGTCATATCTGTCGTGACCGTGAAACCCTGGGTGTTCGCCGTTGTCGCAACATCGGTGCCGACCGGAATTAGCGCCGCAATGCTCGGCGAAAAGCGCGAGAAGGTCACGAACCCGGCCGCCGCGACCGCGGGCAAGCGATAAAACCCGAAATCGGCCCCGAAACTGTCGCAATCCGCACCCGTGCTGGTCGCCAGCCGCGTGGTCGCCAGCACCTGGACGATGAGCCATTGCAGCCAGAGCGCCAACGAGGCGTTCGCCTCGAGAATCGCCCGCAGCACCGACCCGACGGTGAGGTCGAGCAGGCTGGCGGCGGCACCTTGCACGGCGGCGGCCATGTTCTCGACCAGCGTCGTAAAGTTTTGCAGGGAAAGTTGCATTTATGGCGATACCGGAAAGGTCAGGATGCTGCTCTGCTGGGTGTAGGCGTCGGTGTAGGTGATGGTCAGGGTGACCGTGCCGTCATCCGCACCGAGGGCGGTGACGACCGGCGCCGGATTGTTAGCAATTGCGGCCTCCTTGAGAATTTGCCCGCGCACGATCGCCTGAATGGCCGCCGGCGCCGCCGGCTGCCCGACAAATTGCGCGAGCCCGGCGCCATAACCAAGCTGCCATATATAGCCGCCTTGATTCGTCAGCAGCCGCCGCAGCACCCGCTGCTGGGTCAATGTTGTGCCGTCAGAAAGCGCGATGTCGCCGGTCGGGCTGACCGACAAATCACCGCCGAAGGTAAGAGCCAGATCAGCCATCAGACGGTCACCGAAGGCGATCCGGTGCTGCCGCCTTGCGGATCGGTATGCGTATGCTCGTCATACGCGTTGCGCAGCGCCGCCAGCGTGCCATGCGCGCCACCGCGGTCGGAGATATCGCCGCTGACGATAAGATTTCCGATCACATTCACGGTCGCGGCCTGCAGCGTTATCGTGCCGTCGTTCAACAGTTTCACGCAACTTCCCGTCTGATGCTGCATCCATAGCTCACCGGCTGGCGCGCCTGGCGCCGCATCGACCGCCGACCACACGCAACCCACGATAACACCCTGTTCGGAACTGCCTTCCTGCGCCACAACCAGCACCTGGCTGCCCGGCGTCAACGGCGCCGCGAGCCCCCAGCCGGCGCCAACCCAGGCCGAGAGGATCGGCAGCCACCCGCTCAGCACATTCTCCGGCTGCATCAGCACGCGCGCCGCATAGGCGGTGGGGTCGAAACTCGATACCAGCCCGAACCGCACGACGCCTGCCAACCCATCCAGCCCGCCGGCGTGCGCCTTTACGGCATTCCAGAACTGATCCACCGCTCTGCCTCAATTCACCGCGTGGGCACGAACGATCTGCGTAAAACCGCGCCCTGCATCGATCGACCGCCGGATCGTATCGACCATATAGGTCTGGTCGAAAGCCGACTCAGTCTGGCTCAAGCTGATCGTCGAACCAGGCACCAGCGCCAGCTCGCCCGGCATCCTGGCCACCATGATCGTGCCATGCTGCGCCAGGCCCGCCAGGTGACGGCTGGCAAAATTCATCGCCTGCTGGCTGGTCAGATTGGGCCGGATCAGCGTAGTGCTAAGTCCCTGGCCCAACCCGGCCGTCTGCGTCACGACCGTCTTGTTGCGCGTATTCCAGGATTTCACCGTCGCGGTCCCCGGTATGGCGGTTGCGCTGTCCAGGATCAGCTCCATGCAATCAGCCGGCGTCAGAGACAGCGACGGGGCACTCGGCGCCGGCCCAAAATTCAACGTCGCGCCAGTAACGGAGAGCGAAAACCCCTCGATCAGCGCAAGCCAACAAAGCAAATTCCACTCGGTACCGGCGCGCGAGTTCAGCCCCAGCGCGCTCCTGGCATGGTCAAGATCGTAATACTGCCCGACCGGCGTACTGGTCGCTGTCACATTCGCCGTCAAACCATGCCGCGCGGCAATCGTTGCGGCAATCTGGCTCGCGGTCTGGTTGGCGAATGTCTCGGCGATCTCGGTATCGATCAACCTGGCCGACAAATCCCGCCCGGTCAGCGTCGCCGTGTTCTGCAACAGGTCGAGCCGGATGTTGTCCACCTGGCCGGTCAACACACTCACAAACCCGCCAGGTAGCAACGCCAGCTCGATTGCCACCGTCTGCGCGCCCAAGGATGCGAAATAGGCCGCACCCGCGGCTGAGCCCCCAATCGCAAACTTAACCACGAACCGGTCCGCCGCAAAATAAGCGACCTGCTCGATCTCGACCGACACCGCGCCCGCAATTGCCGCCCCGCCGATGCTGACCTGGACTTGCGGCTGATTAACTTGCAATGCCGCCGCCAGCCCCCGGATTCACCGGCGGGATGATGAGGGTTGTCAATCCGACCAGTTGCGAGTCCGAGAGTCCGTTGGCCTGTGCAATCCGGATCCATTGCGTTGCATCATTCAGATATTGCGCCGCAAGCGCGAACAGATTGCCGCCGACGACGGTGATCGTTTGCGTGGTCATGTCAGCTCATTCGCCATGTTGGTCGCCGCCCGATTGAGGAAGCCCGTCATTCCGGACAACGCCGCAAGCTGGCCGGACGAAGCAACCACTTGCGCCAGCCCGCCAATTGCCGCCGGCGCATCAATGGCCGTATTCAACAACCCGACGCCGCTCTTCAACGCAACATTCGCGGTCGCCAGACCGGTCGAGACGACGGCCTGCGCGCCACTCAAACTGGCCATGCTCGCGGCTCCGGCAAGCGGCAATGAAATGCCGGCCTGCGGTGCCAGCGCGACCGCTGACGCTATGTCATTGGCGATCAACGTGGTCACCGACGATACCGCTGATGCGATTTCCGCCACCGGATCGATCACCACGACGCAGCTGATCGTAAATGGTATCCACCAAGGCTTTTCGTAGCTCGCCGAAAACGCCCCGATGACGACCGTATAGAAGAAACTGTCCCAGAACAGCGGAAGCTGCGCGCCCAGTGCCGTTGCCGCGTCGAGAGTCTGTGCCCGCGCTGCCGCATCGCCGCCAGAAAAGACGCCGGAAAAACTGATCTTCGCCGGGGCATCACCAAGCGCATCCACGACACGGCCACCGCCGATCAATTGATGCACCGCGATGCGCTGCGCGCCGCCGAGCGCAATCTTTTCCGGGACTTCAAAGTCCTGAAACGTCACAGTCCCAAGTGTGATGACAACGTTGCCCATCGCTACCCCGGAATTTGCAACCCAGCCCAGGCCGGGCTGAGCCGCGGATCAAAGCCCGTCATGCCAGAAGGCGGCAGCCGCGACTGTCGGGCGAGATAGTCATCGATGGCGCGATCAAGTCGCATCGCCGAAAGCTGCCCATCGGCCACCCCGTTCCCCGCCTCCGGCAAAACCGTGGCAGCAGAATTTGTATTCTCTCTGTTAGCAGGCGCGGGCGCCGCGCCCTGCGCGACTGGGCGCAACGGCCGGGTCACCGCAAAATTTGACGGCGCCGACAACGCCGGCGTCAAAGCAGAGACCGAAGCTTGACTCTCGCGCGGCCTCCGGACCGGTGCCAGGCGTGGCAGGGTTCCAAGTCGCGCCCGCCGAAAACTTTCACCGCCGTTCGCAGCGAGATCGGGCCCGCGACGCGTCTGCAGGCTCAGGGCGCCAGCGCCGCGCCGCACGCGTTTCCCCCGCGTCTGAAATCCGCACAGGCCCCTCGCCACGTTCATACCAATCGCAACGAATTGGTAAAAACGAGATTCCGGCGCCTCGCGCGGCCAAATGAACATCCGGCTTCGGCCAGCGGGCGCTGCGAACGCCAACAGGCGCGCCGTTCCCTGCGGATTCACACCGGATCCGGCGTAAACGGACCGTGCAGTAAGCCAAACTGCCGCACCACAAGACTGCCGTGCGATCGCAGCCGCGGCTGATCCCGGCGAAAACCGCCTTGTCGCCGCAGCGGCACTTACACCGGCTGCAAAATTTATTCTTCTAAGAGGCGTCGTCTTATGCACCGCCCTTCGCAGGACCGGCGCCACGGAAACCCGGCCTTCACCAGCAATGGCAAGCGCAGCCCGGTACACAGCAGGCCGGCGAATCAACCAAGAATGATTCATCTCAGCCATCAACCCAACCCAGCCGCCGCCAGTCGAATGTCAGCCCGTCCAATTGCCCGAATACCACAACATAGGCCATGCGTTCGTCATCATCCAACCGGCAGGCCACATCGTAAGGCACCCCACACTTCACCAGATACAAGCAGTCGATCAGCCCAGGGTGCCGGCTCAGTTTCCCGCGTGCGCGACCACGTTGTCCAGCGGCGTCGGCGCAATCGCTGCGGCGACTGCGCTCGCACCATCCTCACCTAGGCGCTCCAGCACAGTCTCAACACCGGCCTCACTGCCGGGGAACGGCATCGGCACGCCATCCAGCACCGCGACGGAAGCCGCAATAGTCGCGAGCCCCATATACGCCTCGTTCACGGAAAGCTCCGGCCCCAGCGCCTTGTACAGCCGCAGCGTCTCCAACACGCCCACGCGCCGCAACGAAAGTGCGCGCCCAGCCCTGTCCGTAATGATCCGCTCCATCACACGCTCACGCGGCTGGAGGCGAAAAAATCCAACAGCTGCGCGACCGGCGCATCACCCTTATAGGCCCCCGCCGATGTCAGCTTGAACACGACACCGCTGAACTGAAAGGTCGACGTCGAACCATCAGGTTCATTAACGTATTGATACAACGTCCCGGCCGCGATCGACTGCCCATTGAAATAGGCCTGCTCGATCGCCGCGATAAAATCATCCGCCGCCGGCGAGCCGCGATCCAAGGTGAACGTCCCGGTCCAGCCCCGCGGCAGCTCGGCGCCCATTTGCACGCCATCCAGCCGGTCCACCCGCACCGATTGCGTGACCTGCTTCGCCTCGAAGCCGGTGACATAAGACAGATCAACCCGCCCGAACGGCCCCATCACGACGAGTTGGCAGTCGCTGCCAACCGAGAATGTATTGAATGGCATTGTCAGTTCCTCTAAAACTTCGTTTTAGGAAGTAAGCGCTTCTTTTTTTGAAAAAAAAGAAGCAAAAAAACTTTTACTCCTGGGGGCTGTGGCACGCCCATGCCAAGGCCCGCAGTAAGCAAAAGTTTTTTGCTTCTTTTTTTCAAAAAGGAAGCGCTTTCCTAAGTCTGCTTGCTCACCTGCACCGTCTGCCCGCCCTGCACGTTCACGATGAACTTCTCGTTGATCGCCTGGTACCGCACCTGCACATCCGCCTGCACATAGCCAAGCCCGGTCCGGCTCGACGGATTATTGGAATCATCGCACACCACCGCGAACGGCAGCGACCCGTCGGTGCTGCCAAGCAGCCCCTGGCCCAGCAGCCCATTCAAGAACGCCAGCAGCGTCGCGCGGATATTCTGGAACAGCGTCGTATTCACCAGCTGCCCAACATAGGTGCCCATCCCGCTCGCCAGCGTGCTCGCAATATAATTGGTCAGCCTCGTGTAATCATCGCCGTTGATGGCGGCGTTAGAGGATGAATTATGCCCGCCGCGGACGCCCCAATACGCGCCGCCCGGTTGCGGGTTCGCAATCACGTCAATCCCGGCGCCAATCAATACGGACAAATCCGCACTCGCATAGGTCGTCGCCGTGCCACCGCCGGGCTGTCCGGATTTCTGCGTCCCAATAACCCCATAGAGCGGCTTGTTCAGCGATGACTGCTCCGGCGACAAATTCGCCAACCTGCCAGCCACAAATCCCTGTGGCGAAACGAGCCGCGTCAACGCATTCGCCTGGTCGGACCAATACACCCAGTCGCCAAACATGAGCTTGGCGGCATAGCTATCAACCCCCGCCTCGGCCTTGGTAGTTACGGCATTGGCGATATTGTCGCCGGCCGGTCCCGTCAGAATCATATACACACTCTCTGAAAGCCCAAACGCCGTCTGCTCGCTCCACGTGTTCGGGTCATCCGCATCCGCCAACAGGGCAATGGAACATCCTTGCGAGCGCAGCGCATACATCCCCAGCCGCGGCAGCGTATCGCTGCCCACCAGCGTCGCCGCCGTTACGCCGCCGGCGCCATCCGTGC